ACCTCAACAACCGACAACGTGACCATGGAAGGCCGCTCAAACCTCAGGTGTTGCAACCACCACTAGAATCTGCCAAGTGGACTTGGACTCGAGGAGAATGTCCCTGATCAGTATGAATTTGCCGACCGTGGATGGTGGTACGATACGTATCAACAATTGCGTCGTGTTGGCTGGAATCGTGATGTCCGCGTCAATCGTCTTAGTCTGATCGTCTGCGATGCCGGTCTCGTGCAGGAGGGTAAAACTGTTGCCGACGCCCGCATAGACGCGGAAGAATGCGCCGGAGCCTCGCGCATAGCAGACTGCGTGAATGTGATACACGCCGGCCTGTGGAAGATTGATTCCCATAAGCACGTATTGCGCGTATATGTCACCACTGCCACTGGTCGTGGCACGCAGCCACCGGAAGCCGCTGACGGTCGGAAAATCCACAGTGCATCGGCTTGGTATGCATTGGAAAATGGTGTTAGCC